GACAAACACTCCCGCCCCCGTAGGGCTTCCCGTTGTGCCTACATAGGACATCAGGTGGATGTTGTCCCGCAAAAGCCGATTCCACAGAATCGAAGTTCCTATTCCAGTTACCCCATCGCTCGTCACTCCAAGCGCATTGTGCGTAAGCGAACCAGCCCACGTGATACCGTCGCTACCGGGGTTAATCAGGTTTACGCTGTGCGCCGACGCAGTACCGCCGATAAACGGATACAACACAGTCATAAATGGCCACAGGCCCGTATTCAGCAAAGGACGGACCAAAAATCGATCAACGATTTTCAACTCCGCTCCTGCAACTCCAGACAAAGCTGCAAAAGCCTTTGTCTCAGGCCGGAGAATGTTGCGCGGCGGTTCAAGGAACGGAAGCATGGCCTTATTGCTTGTAGAGGTACCCTTCCACCACCAGGGTCAACACATCCGCATTGCCCGGGGCCCAGGCGTTGTTGGCTTGGATCGCGGCAAACACGGATCCGCTCGAAAGCTGCATGAGCATGCTCACCGGATCAGAGGCCACGCGGAAATTCAGCGCCGTTTGGAACTGGTTGGTCAGTTGCACGTAGGCACCAGCAGAGGCCGTGGTGTCATCGATGCTCAGCTCGGCGTTGTCGTTGGTCGCAGTAAAGCTGGCCCGCCCGAGGAACACATTGGCCAGCAGGCGCGTGCCGCTCGGCTTCGTGCTCGTGTTCAGGCGCACATTGCGGATGTCGATGAAATCCCCCGCATCCGCACCGGTGATTGCCAGCGTCAGGATGCTGGGGGAGCTGGTGGAGTTGGTGATCGCATCAAATTGGGCATAGGCGTTCGTATCACCCGGGCGGGTAAAACTGCCTTCCGCTTGGAAGCAGACCGGTTTGACGTTGCTGTTGACATTAGGCATTCCCATAGTGGTTTCCTCGGATGATTAGTTGGATGTATTGGCGGTGGGTTGCGTCGGTTGCGGTCCGCAGTGGCGGTATTTCATACCCACCCACCGGACTGCGGCGGAAATATTGGTGATGTCGCTGTTCAATTTCGGGCACCGCACCACCGGCCCCAGATCCGGGTCCAGGCAGCGCGTGCAGGCACAGTGATAATCAGCGTTGTACCGCTTATCCGGGATCTCCCGGAACGTCCCCGAAAGGTCGTCATATCGAGTTGTCTGATACGGCAGGTCATGCGCCCGGATATAGTCCCAGACATCCGCCTCCGTCCAGGTGCGCAGCGGGTAAATCCAGTCCGCGCCCCCCGGCATTTGCAGGATGTCCGTGTGCAGCGTCAGATCCCCGTGGATCGGGCACCGGTCATCCCCGCGGTGCCCCACCATCACGGCGTCCCAGGGAAAATCCATCCGGCCAAAAGGCTTTTGCAGCAGGTCGTCCTTCGCGCACAGAAACGGTTCCCCCGCGGCCATTCGCCGCTCACTGTCCGGATCGATTCCGGCCGGCAGGTCGCAGCGCGCTTCACCCTGCATGTAGTGGTTCACCACCTCCAGCTGTCCATTGCCCCGCGTCATGCTCGTCCCTGCTGGGGGGTAGTCGTAAACCCGCAGATCCCATTCCTCGATCAGCTCGTTGGCATAGCGGTACTTCTCCGCCGCCCCGGCCGCTTCCCGGTGAAAGAGCACCGGCCAGTCACAGCCCGCCTGCTCCGTGATCAGATGCAGCAGCACCAGGCTGTCCTTTCCAAACGAACACATCACCACCGGACGGCGGTAATGCTCCTGCGCCATCTCGATGGCGGCCAGAGCTTGGGTTGTCGGCGTGTCCTTCATGTTAAAACGCCGCCCCCACACTGCCCACCGCTTGGATCCCGGCGGCTGCCATCTGCATCTTCTGCGCTTGCGCAGCAGCCTTCATGTTCGCATTGGCCATGGCAAAATTGTTTGCTTGTGCAAAATTGTCTTCGTTGAGCCCTTGGGAATACTGGGCGTATTGCCCCTGGTTCATTCCAAACATCGTGTTTCCTGCGGCCCCCTGTCCCTGCGCCTGAGCCGCCAGCCCCGCACCGGCCCCGGAATCGATTTGCCGACCACTCCGGCCCAGAATCGCCATAAACGGATCCGCCTGCGTTGCCGCCACCCGCATGGCAAAGTCCCGATCTTGAAACATCTTTTGACGCTTGTAAGAGTCGCGGTTTAGCAGCTCCTCCCCGATTGCCCGGTTGCCTCGTATCATCCCGCGGTCCGCGTAAGCCGCACGGGTCTGCTGCTCCACCTCCCGCTGCTCCTGGGGAGAGAGCGCACCCCGCAGCCGGATGTCCTCCTGCGCCTGCGTCGTCAGCTCATCGATGATGGGGTTGGCCCGGCGGAAAGCCTCATTGGCCCGGACGCCCAAAGTCTCCACATCGGCAATGTCCCGGGCTCGCTGGTCTGCCAGCAGCCGGTTTGACATCGCCGCATCCTGTTCCTGCTGTTGCCGGACAAAGGGATCGATGTCCTTCTCGTAAATATCCAGCAATCCACGCTGGCTGTCCGTTCCCAGCAGGGATCGTTCCAGCAGTTGATTGTCCAGGTCCGTGTACTGCGGCTTGAACTGCGCTTCAGAGCGGTAAATCTCCGGGGCCAGGTCGACCTGCGCTTGCAACGTGTCGCGCGTCTCCTGTCCCAGATCGCGCGGCTTGGGCGCTTCAACGGTGGGGGCACTGCCCATACGGACCTCCGATTTCCCCTCGGCTGTCCATGCCTCCGATCAAGAGCCTCGTCATTCGTGCCACTGGCATCCAGCGGACACGCCCCCCGGCCTTGTCTTTGGCACCGCCCAGCCAAGCACAGCCCGCGCATCTCCGCAACATCATTTCCCATAAAGTTTTTAACGCCGCCGGATGCTGGCACACCACAAAGTCCACCCAGGCCCAATTTCCTCCCGGCACATCCACATACGGCCGCACCGCATCCCCCGGATCTGTCAATCGACGGACCCCTCCCACCCCCACGATTTCCCCCCGCAGCCGCACCACCCCCAGCGTATTCCCGGCCATAAACCACCGCACCCAGGCCAGGCCCTGCGCAGCTTCTGTACCGCCGCCCTGCCATCTGGGGTAGTGGCGCCGCAGCCATGCCGTGATTTCCACGGCACGGTCACGGTTCCCGGGGGGGCGGGGTCTCATCATCCCACTTTCCGGAACTCCGCGGAGGCATAAACTTCCGTGCCCCAGCCTCCGGCGCGGCCGTAGCCTTCTGTCGCCTTTGAGCTTGAGCACCGGTGTTCCACCCGCAGTTCCGTGCTGACACCCAGCACAATCCGCCCTTGGATAAAAGATTCCGAGGTGGCGCCCACCACCGCCGTTGACACATTGCCCAGCAACGCCACTGCCGCATCCGTCACCGAATACAGCCGCCCCTGATGCGTTCCTGCATCAAAGGCCGGGCACCGGATCCAGACATCATACGTGCCCGCCGCCAGCGTGATCACATTTGCAGCCAGGGAAGCGTGCCCCCCCGTGTCCTGCACCTCCGTATTCAGCGTGCGCGTCTGCCAGGATCCACTGTTAAACGTTCCACCGTTTGACCCGCTGCTCTTCTCATCCCGGACCAAGATGTAGGACGTCGTGCTGCGGGCATCCACATACGCCTTCACACTCTGCTGCGTCGGCGCCTGCTGGTCGCTGTTGCTCACCATGTCATCTTCGTCCAGGAGCCGCACCGGAGCCCCATTGGTTCGCGTATAGCGCAGGCACCGCCAGTTCCCTGAGCCTAGGCTGACAAACTCCGCCGTGTCGCCCGCCGCCGTGGTAATATTCACCGCTCCGGGCAGGATCAGGCTGGTGCCGTTGTGCGTCAGCGTCAGGATCCCGGCAAAGCGCACCACCCGCCGCCGGCCTGCCGCCGCCGTCCCCAGGCCCGTGATCGTCGTGGTGCCCGTGATCTGCACCAGCGGGCTGGTTGCCGCGCCAATGTCCGTCGTCGTCGCGCTTGCCACCGTGGCCTCTGCCGGGGAAAGCACGTCATCCACTGCTTGAATCCCCGTCAAGTCCTCCGGGCTGCCCGTTCCAGCCGTCCGGCGGCCCTTGAGCGTATTCGTTGCGACATCGGCCAGCTTCGCATTTGTCACCGCCTTGTCCACGATCGTCGCCTCCGTCACCGATCCCGGCGCCGGCGTCGTCCCTGACAACACTCCCGGGTCCAGCTCGCGCGCCCCGATCGCGCCTTCCCCCACCCGCACCGTCGGATTTCCAAGGTCATTCAGCTTCGAGTTCGTGATCCGTTCACTGCCCAGAACGCGTCCCGGCGTGACTTCACAAAGACCAGATAGAGTACTCATAAATTTTGATTTTCAGCATTTCAGCGTTGAAGGTTTAAATGGCTTGGGAATAAAGAATCCAGATGTCCACCGTTCCGGAGGTGAGCGCGTTTGTGTTTGCTGTCGTCGTGGTCAGCGTGGCTTGGGTCGTCACTGTGTTTGCGTGATCCTCCGCTGTCGGGGCGCTTGGGCCGATTGCCTGCACAGTGTCCCCCGTGGCCTGGAACACATTGTGCGCATTCACATACTTCGTCAGGCTGCCGGAGATCCCCACGCTCAGCGTCGCCGCCGTCACCCCTCCCCCCGTGAACGTCGCGGAATGCTTCACCTTCACGCTGTGGATAATCGTCCCCGCCGCCACCGTGAACAAATTGATCGTGCTTGTCGTCCCAGCAGTGGCAAAATCCGTGTAGGTTTTGCTGATCTTCGTCCAGCGCGGAATGATCGGCTTGGCAATGATCTTTTGGGAATCCACTCCCAGCGTGGAGTTGTCCGTGAACGCACTCCGCGGGACAATGCTTTCGATGCTCTCGATCAGCTGGTCACGGGTGACATTGTTGGATGGAAGGGCGGTGGTGATTTGGACATTCTGGCTCATAAATTTCTCACTTTTAGTTTCTGGTTTAGGTCAAACATCGTCGCGTTGCTTCCCGTCCTGCTGCCCGATGATCTCGGACGCATGCAGCCGAACCCGGCCCTTGGAATTGATCAGGCGCAACTGCACCCGGCGGCCCCGCCGGCGCAGCGTGAACGGAATCCGTGCCCGCTGGTGCAGTTCAAAGTCCACCCCGCTCCCCAGGTTGAAATCCGGCACATCGTCCAGATCCACTGAATAATCCTCCCGGCCCGGGTTTCCGTGGTCATCGTTCGTATTGTCCAGCTCGTAGGCACTCCGCCCGTGGATCACATACTCCTCCCGGCTCCGCGTCCAGGCCGTGCGCACCGTCTCCGTTTCATTTACCCCTTCCACCTTTGCCGAAAGATCCAGCTCCGGATTCCAGGTCGATACCTCCAACGTCCCCGCCACCGCACGCTTCGGGCTTAGATCACCTGCGTCATAACCCCGGGTCGCCAGCGTCAGCTCGATGTCTGACTCTTCCGCGCCACGCTCATCCGCAAACCCATCTTCGTAGAGATAGACATCCCCCTCGGAAGAAGTCACTGACAGCCGCCACTGCCCCCGGTGCCGGATCGTCACCAGATGCGCCGCATCCATGTACGGCCCCGTGTCATACCCTGCCCAGGATTGATTGATCAGGTCATAAACTAAAATCGCATTGTTTGTCACGCTGCCGTCCAGCGGCACCGCCAGATAAAACTTGTTGTCCCAGACCGTCGCCGCGGCTTCTCCCACCGCATCCCAGGTGATCCGCTCGATCAACGGCTGGATTGGCGCAGATACCGGCTCCGTCGTGGCCTGCAGCCGGTTGTCCACGGCACTTTGCAGACTGCGCACCCCGCTCTGGTCCAGAAACCAGATGTCCGGTCCCACCGTTGCCACCGCACGCCGGGCCACCAGCCCCAGCTCCCGCGTCACCTCATCCAGCCGCGTTTCGCTGAAATCCCCATAGACGTTCTGGGCGATGTAAATCCCCCGCGTCTTGAAAGCCACCAGGCTCGTCGTGTTCCACGGGAAAATCCGTTGCAAGCTCGCATTGTCCCCGGAATTGATCCGGAACTGGTTCAGCACCGGGTCATACCGCGTGTAGTTCAGCACGTCAGAAACTGCAATCTCGTCGCGGTTAAACGGTACAAAAAGCCGGTTGTTGAACAAAGTGGCCGTAGAGGCATTTGGAATTGATTCCGTCCCACTGCCCGGCTCCTGGTTGATGAACCTCCATTCCGTCAACCCTTCTTCGATCTGGGAAGCCACGAATTCCAGCGGCACCGCATCCTCACCTCGGAACATCACCACCCGGTCAAACGCCTGCACCAGATCCACCGGGCCCGTCACCGTCACCCCGTCCGGGTATAGCGTCCGCACGGGCACCGCATGGTCCGCACAGAAATACACCGCCGTCTCCGTGGCGATCAGCAGATAATCCACCGAGGTCGGGTCCGTGAAAGAGGCCACCCCGTACACCGTTCCCAGCGTCGACGCCACCGGAACATCAAAGACCAGATCAAACACCAGCGGGAATTCCGTTGCGTATGAGCGCACCCAGGAAACAGGCGTCATTCCCCGGCGCGTCTCCGCCATTCCCCGCACACAGCGGACATTGATCGCTTCAGCCAGCATTCCGGGCTCCAGCAACTCCGGCTCCCGGCGCATGTCCACCCCGCGGAATCCCCGGTCCCCGTCCACCACCACATTTCCGCTCAGCTCGGTCGCGTATCGGCTCATGATCCCTCCGGCAGCGTGATATAACACCGTGTCAGCTTGTAATCGCGGTTCTTCTTCCACACCCCGTCCCCGGTTTCAGAATCCCGGCTTCCTTGGGTATTGGTGTTTCCCTCCACCGTCTCGATCATCCGCCCCGCCTGGTCCGCCACCACGATCCCGATATGGCTGAAATCAAACACCACCAGATCACCGGCCTTTGCCTGCTGGTTTTCCCCCTTCACCACCAGGCCCCGTTTCCGGGCCCAGCTCTCAAAGTCAAACGCCCGGGCCGTCTTGGGCCGCCAGTTATCTACCGGCTCCACCAGTTTCAACCGGTGCAAAATTTGCGGATTCTCCAGCGCCTTCTGGATCACCCAGCAGACAAATGCCGCGCACCATGGCCAGGGGCTCGGAGCCAGCCAAGTTGCCCGCTGGTACTCCCGAATCCGTTCTCCCATGTTGTTTCCCCCCGCCTCCTTCACTCCCACCTCCGCCAGCGCCAGCCGCACCACCTCGGCCCGCAAGCTGTGGGGCATCGGTCGGGTGATTGCTTGGGCGGCAGTCAGGCGCGCAGGCACCGCATCCGGCAACGCACGTGTTGCAGGTCGTGGCAGTCTTAAACCTCGGGGTATCGGATTCATCTCAGTTTTCAGCGTTTCGGCGTTTCGGCGTTGTGCCCAGGGTCCGGAAGCGCATACCAGCCCTCTTCCAAAGTCACGCGACCCCGCACCCAGTTTCCCTGCGCGTCACGCACCCACACCGCGGCATGCTTCACTGGGGCGGCCAGCCGCACCGGTTCACCGTGGGGGATGTAGATTGTCCGCGTCGCGCACCCTACCAGGAAGCATGATGCGATTAACCAGACGGCTGCGAAGTTCCGGATCACGTTTTGCGTCCTCCATCGTTCGGGCAAAAGCCGCCAACACCGCATCGTGGATGATGTCCCGCAAGACGGGCGCGCACTGCTTCAGTGCGGCCCCCAGCACGGTCCCGATGAAGGCGGCTATTGCTTCCATTTACTCGGCCTGCCTCTTCAGCACCTTCGCGTTGAACGTGCTCCAGGCAAAGGCCAGCAGCGCGATCGCGGTGGCCACGCCGAATTCGGTCCCGGCTGCCGTCCAGGCGTCGGCCTGTTCCACGGCCAGCAGGCCCTTTGCGGTGAGGTAGCCCGCGGCGGCGGTCAAGCCCTGGCGGATGAGGCGTTGGATGATCAGATTCATGGTTTCTTTCGGTTGGTTGGTTTATTGGGTCACGTGTAAAAATTTTAATGCGGCCACCGTTGCGGCCACGATCGCCGGCACCCCGCAGATCAGATAAACCCGCAGCTCCAGTGCTCTCAGGCGCTCGTTCCGGCTCTCCGCCAGTTCGTCCAGCTTTACCTTCAATTCGGTCAGTGCTTGGCTCACTTCGACCTCCAGTTGGGCCATCCGTCCGTTGATCCCGTTGTCCCCGTCCACCCCCATGATCCGGATTTCAAGTTCACGGATTTTCTGGTGGCATGGCAGGCAAGCGGGTTCAGAGGACATGGAGGGCGGGTTTTCATGGTTTAGCCGGTGACCTGCGCCTTCCAGCGCGGCCAGCGCCCGGCTTGGGCGGTCACTTTGTCGATCTCGGAAATCAGCATCGCTTCGTACCGTCCCTCCTCATCCCCTGCACGGGAAGACTGCCCGGCCTCGCGCAGCGAATCCGCATAGGCTCCGCACTTCACCGCCTCGGACAGCACCCGCGGCATGTCCAGCTTCGTCCAGTAAGTCGTGTTTGTGACGGCTTGGCCCGTGCTGCCCTGGGCCGCCCGGTAGCATTCCCCGGTTGTCGGATCGTAAACCGTCTCCCCGGTCGTGTATGCCCGGCTGGCCGAATAAGGTACCTCCGTGAAATGCGAGGGCACCGTCCGGTAATAGATCCAGACCGTCGCCCGGTTCGTCTGCACCTGGTAATTGTTCCCGATCGGCCACCAGTCCAGTTCTCCCGGATTTGCATTCGCGTGCGGATCCCGCGTGTACACATTGAACAGATCCCCGATCTCTGTCTGTCCCGTTTGAGCCCGTGGCAGATTCTTTGTCACATCCGCCGTGGCCGTCGCCTCCCAGTAAGTCGCATTGGAAATTTGAATTCCACCCGGCACCGCAGACAGCGCCGTGTAATAACTTGCCGTGCCGGCATCCCAGACCAGATTCCCCGTGTTGTAGGTCAGGCTCGAGTCATGCGCCACCGCAAAGGCCCGTTCCTCCACTGCCACCAGCTCGGGCCAGTCCGCCCATTCCCAGGCTTCCCGTACCCGGGCATTGATATACTCCACCAGCGCCTGTGCCTGGTTTGTTTGCAGGTTCTCCGCCGGGTCCAACCCCAGCCGCAGCGCCACGCCCCAAAGAACGGATTTGAAGGTCACCGTACGCATGGTTGCTTTCCTGTTTTGGGTTCACAGCCGCCAGCTGACAGCCGGGAGCTATTTGCAAAGCTCACTTGGATTTTCTTGCTTCGGCTCTTCACCCGCAGCTCGGGATTGTCACGGGCCATCCGCTTCCGGAAATCCGGATCGGACCAGCAGCCTGGCATTCTTTGTTCCCAGTACGTGTAGAGCCCTAGATCCACCGCCATCGTGCACTGCCCCAGCCCGTCCGTGAACGCACGTTCGATCTGATGATTTGCCTGCGCGATCCGTTCTTGCTCCGCCAGTGCCAGCGCCTGTTCGGCAAACTGGCCACGGATCAGCTCATCACGCACCGCAGCCTCCAGGTCGGCGTCTCCGCCCACCAGGCTCTGCGCCAGCATTTCGGAGAGGGCATCGGCCATGGTCAGGGTCCAAGTCTGAGAGAGGCCCCGCCGCACCATCGGGATGCGGCGGGGATCTTACTCATTCAAACCACCAATCAGGAGGAAGGAAGTTCCGACACGCGCACGTAAACGTGCAGTTTGCCGGTGTCCAGCGCCAGAAGGGTTTTGCCCGTGGTCGGAGCCTCGAAGAGGACGTCCAGGGTGTCCGCCGCGACGTAGGCGTGCTGGGTACCGGTGCCGCCTTTGGCCAGGATCTCGGTGCCGTTCTCATTGAGTTCGGTCGAGGTCAGGAAGCGGTCAGTGTCGACACCATCGCCCACCTGGATGGCCGTGGTGTTGTTGGCCGCATCGGCGCTGTCCTTGAACGGCGTGATGAGGCGCATGGCACAGGCCGTCACGAGGCTGCCAACCTTGACGGTCATGGCTTCGATGGTCTGAGCGGTGGCAGTCGACGCCTGGGTGAGATCGGTGTGTTCGATCTCGATCAGGTGCGTGAAGCCGTTGAACTGTTGTTCGGGAAGGGGAATCACTTTCATGGTAGTTGGTCCTTTGTGTGGTGGACTTTCCCGGTGGGTGAGGTTCACCCACCGGGATCATCCGGAATGGTTTAGGCAGTCGGGGCGAATTTGCCGTGTTTGAGGGGGTTGCCGACACAGAGGCCGGCAATGGCCTCGATCAGCGCCCGCGGTCCGCCGCCCTGGTCTTCCAGGTCCTTGGAATACGGGTTCTCATTCACGCGGATCTCCAGATCCGAGGGGTCGATCAGGTAGCCCCGTCCGTTGCGGATCGCGGCCGAGTTCAACACACCAGCCGAGGTGCGGTAGGCCGTCCAGAGGTCCGGCATGATTTCCACTTCGGCAAAGTCGCCGCTGTAGAATTCCACGCTCGCCTGGATGGTCTTGTCCTTCGCCTGCTGGTTGAAGGTCCGGACACTGGCGATGCTCGAAGAAACGCCGGTTTCGTAGCGGGTGAAGCTGGTGATCTGCTGCTTCAGCGCCGTTCCGCAAAGCAGAACCATCCGCTTGCGTTCGCCGGTCTGTTCGAAGATCGACTTCATGACACCCTGGAACAACGCTTCCGTGAGGGAGGCCGTTGCAGTGGCGTCGATCGAGGCGGTCGGGGTCCGGTAGCCGGACGGAACATCCGTGCTGCCATCCGACTGGGCGCCGTTCTGGATCCACTTGCCCAGGCCGCGGGTCAGGTTCGGCTTGCTGCCGTCGTCCACCTGGCTGCCGTTGTCCGAGAGGAAGGCGGCTTCCATGTCGCGCTTGACCTCGATCATCTTCTTGACCTTGGCCTTGGCGAATTCCTGCTTCTGGCCGATGCCGGCCACGTCGCTCACGTCCTGCGCGAGCTTCGAAACCTGCGCCGTGCGGCGGAAGATCTGGAGGCGGTTGTTGAGTTCCGCGCGGTTCTCCGCGGCGTTCTCAAAGGTGTCAGCGTCCTTCCCGTCCAGCACGCCATCATACTTCGGTGCGTCGAAGTTGTCGGCCTGCCAGCTGAAATTGACGTTGGTGGGTTTCTTCCCCTTCTTGATCATGGTGATGAAGGGGGTGGAGCGTTTGTCGGCCACAGCGATAAGATCGCTGATGTCCTGTTTGCGCCCCGATTGGTTGCGTTCGATAAGTCCAGGCATAGAGGTGTCCTCAGTTGAAGTGAATTTAGGAATCCATGAAAGCCGCCATCAGGGCGTCTTCATCGCCGCCCGATTCCACTGCCCGGCGCACCTTGTCCGCGGATTGCGGCTTGGCCACCGGACGCCGGACGGGCGTCGGTTCCGTTACTCGCGGTGCCACCGGGGCGGTACTGCGGGCAGCGGGTTTGGAAACAGTCGGGGTGGGCTTCCCACCTCCAGACGCGCCCTCCTGGGGCGTCTTGCCCTTCTCAGATCCGGCTTTCGCCTTCTCCAAGCGGGCGCGGCGGGCGGTGATGAAATCTCCCACGCTCAGTTTCCAGTCAGGGAATCGCATCAGCTCCGGCATGACCTTCAGGGTCTCCACCGCTTCCTTGAACATCGCGCTTTTCGGTTCAAACAGTTCCGGATACGTCTCCCGTGCCACCGTCTCATGGACGGCCAGATCACGCAGATACGCGGCCTTGCGGGGGGCGTGTTCGGTCAGCAGTTCATCGGCGGCAATCAAATGCTGCCGGACCTGTTCTGCCGTCACCTCCACATCCTCATTCTGCGCATTCTTCACCGTGCTGCCCTCCGGGTGCTCCAGTGCCCAGCGCTTGATCGCGCGGGCCTTCTGCACCTTTTCGGTCAACATGGTTTCATCCAGCACATCCGCCAGCGGATCAGCTCCGTGGGGTTGCACTTGGACCGGCACCCGTTGGACTTCTTCCAACGTCGCCTTCGCAGCGGCCAGTTCCTGTTCGGACCGCTCCAGCTTCTCGGCTAGGCGCTTCTTCTCGGCCGTCAGGCCGTCAATGCGTTTCTGGACGGATTTGGGCAGTCCGCTCTGTTTGTCCTTCGGCTCCTCCTCCTCGGTCTCCGCGGATTCCTCCGCTTCTTCCTCGGATTCTTCGCCGTCTTCGCTCTGTTCCGGATCGGCGGATTCCTCTTCCTCGGCTTCCGCCGTGGGGGTCTCCTTCGCTTCCGGCTTTTCCTTGCCCTCTTCCTCTCCCTCGGATTCGCTTTCCGGGGCATCCGCCGATGACAACAGGCCATCTGCATCCGCTCCCATTTCGTCTGCCACCGCCTGAGCCAGATAATCGGGCTCGGCCTCTGCGGCTTCGGGTTGCGTCTTTTCCGGGGATTTCAGTTGTGCAGGCATGGATTCACTCCAAGTGAGGACATCCCTTTTTATCGCTCGGCAAATGCGCGCCGGACCCGGAGAGGGGGATAAAGGCCCGGCGCGCACAGCCAGCGATTCCGTGAGGGGAAGCAACGGAATGCGTGTGCATAACGCCATCCATGCGCCTTGCCTGTCATTGCCGCAAGTCCCAACTAGCCTTCCGGTCCGTCCTGTCCCATTCTGGCCCTATTTCGCTTGCATCTTGGCAGGCGCTTCCGTTGGTGCTCCCAGCCCCAGATGGGTACCGCAGGGCAGGCAAACCACCTTGCCGTGCCAGCCCATGCGAAGGAATGGTTCATCCTCCGCCACCCAGTTGTTGCAGTCCGCGCACGGGCAAGGCGGGTTGCTCAGCTCCGGCTGGTTCATGTCCCTTTCAGGTTTGGGTCTTATCCATCGCCTTCGCCCGCAACTCGCGCAGCCGCGACCGGAACTCCCGCAGCGCCTCGATTCCTCCCGCCGTGTGCGTCAGCAGACCCGGCTTTTCCGCCGTCTGGTACGTGCTCACGATCTGCACCGATTCCTCGATGGCCTCTTCCAGCAGACATTCCAGCGCCTTCCAGGTCGGATTCTCCTCCGTCAGGCTCAGCGCCTTCAGGATCTCCTCCTCCTCCATCTTGCCCCGCCACGGCTCCGTCAGGAACGGCCGCAGCCAGCGGCGCAGCCGCCGGATCATCGGGCCTCCGTGCGCGGCCGCAGCGGCTTCGGTTTACGTTTCCCTGTGCGGCTGGCACACAGCTTGGTGGCATGGTCCTTCCCGCACACTTGGCACGGCGTCACATCCCGCCGGCGCTTCCAATGGTATTTCTTCATCTGCATAAAAGTTATCCGTTCATTTCAATGGTGACGGCAATCCAGACAATCCCGGCAACGGTCAAAGTGGTCAGAAGGCCAATGATAAGCGGAGCCGTCACGCTGCGCCTCCCAGCACCGGAGAAACCCCGACCCGTCCGATCTGCGCGTTCTGCTGCTGGTCCACCTGGAACCGCAGGAACTTCACCCGGTTCTCCATGAGCTGGCGGAAGAGTTCATCCCCCTGCAGCTGCTGTTGGAGCTTGGGTGAGGACTGCACGCTCTGCTCGATGGTTTTCAACCGCAGCGCGTAATTCTGCCCCTGGGGCTTGTTCACCGGCTCCAGGCCCGCCGCCATCTTCGTGATCTGCGTCTGCTCGTCCTCCGCTTCAGCCAGCGCCGAAACATCGCCCGGCTTCACCAGCTCCCGGGCCAGCATCGGGTCGATCCAGCCCATCAGGAATTCCACCAGCTTTGCCCGGTCCAGCACCCCGGCCACATCCAGCGGCGCCACCACTTTGGAAATCATTTCCGCCTTCTTCCCCACATACTCCATGTCCATATCCCGGACATCGAATTCCACCTGGAGATCATACCGGCCCACGATTTCCTCCCGCGTCGCCTTCAGCGGGGACATCCCCCCGCCCGTGATGCGCAGCACCTCGATCGGATCCATGTACTGCTGCATCAACTGCCAGGTCTGGGACAGGCAGGCTTTCATTTCTGCCAGCCAGCCCGAGACCAGAAACTGCTGGTGCAACTGCTGCCGGGTCACCGGCATATTCTTGCTCCAGTTCGTAGCGATCCCGAAATACTCGTCCACATCCTGCCGGACAGACTCCTCCACCTGCTGCGTGCCCAGGTCATTGGGCGGGGGGTTCAGCCATCCGAATTCCTCACCGGCCCGCCGGATCGGGATCGCCTTCCCGGGGCCCAGGATCATCTGCATCTTGCCCCGGTTTGCCGGGTATTTGAACGGGGGCAGGATCGAAATGCTCGCCCGGTCCGCCCGGTAATCCCTCTGTGTTTTGATTTCCGCCTGCGACGTCTGCACCAGCTCCGGGATCCCCCGGCTTTCCAGAATCGTCCGGCGGCTTCGTTCCCGCACCAGCTCCACGAATGGATAAAGCCCGTGGGCGTAGGAGTGCGGTTCATGCTTCGCCTCCAGATCCGGCACATCCCGGTGCAGCACCGTGCAGAAAACCTGCGTGCTGCCATCGCTCGCCGTGGCCTTGTAATACGTGTGCCAGATGTCCACATACTCATCCGACATTCCTTGGGGGCCGCGGTCCCAATTCTGAAAAGCTTCCGTGTCCTCCGGGCTCGGCTCCGTGCTCTTCTGCTCCAGGGCCTTTTCGATCCATTCCGGGTCATACCCGTCCGTCAACTCCCGTTCCCGCAGCTCCGTTTCCGTCAGCCGTTCCCGGCGGGCAATAAACCGTGCCCGTTGCAGATCCCAGACCCGGGCCGGGAAAACCACATCCACCCCTGGCAAAAGCGCCTGCCAGCGTGGCCGGCTGCTTTGCACCACCGTCACCGGCACCGTGCATTCCCCCGTCGTCCGGAGGTCTTCCAGCGCAGCCTTCGCCTCCGTCCGAGTCAGGCCCGGCACCAGGCGTTGAGCCGCCTCGATCAAACCGTCTTCCCGGAAAGGGTCAAACAACGCATCCGGATCCAGCGCCCCCTGGGCTGACAGTTCATCCAGCGTCATCGTCCGTTCATCCCGGCGCGTTTCCGTCTGCCAGAAAATTCCCATGACCGCCGTACCCTTGTCCTGCCTCCAGTTTGCCGCCAGCTCCACCTCCCGGTGCAGATCGCTTGCCAGATGCGTCCCCGTCATCCAGCGCAAAACGTCCGTTGACAGGCGGGCACGGGAAACGTCCGAGGAATCCGTGGGCATCACCTGCACCCGGGCATTGCGGAACGACTGCACCAGCATCATCACCTGCTCATTGCAAATCGAATCCGCCAGGCGCACCCGCGTGTCCGACGCGCCCTCCCAGGGAAACGGTTCCTTGCCCAGATCCGCTTCGTGCTTGCGGCCGTCCTCCGTTTGCCCGTCCCAGCGGCAGAAGCGCGTATCGTCATTGTCGTCCGCTTGCGATCGCCAGCGGTTCAAATCATCGAGCGCGGTAATCAACTCCCCATGGAGTGCCTGGAGCGGCGCAGTGCGCTCCGTGGCCTGTTCAATCTGGTCTTCAAGCTGGATCCCATAAACACTCATCAGTCCTCACAGTTCCCCCCTCTCCGGGTTCACCTCGGACATGCCATGTCTTACCCCCTTCCGGGGAAGATTCAAGGCGTTTTGTCAAGTCGTTTCACTACTTCCCCCTGATGGCGCGGGCTGCACTTACCTTTTCGTGTTCTTGGGCATGTAAAAACTTCCCTGTAAATATGGGCATTACGCCGTCCAACGCCTCCGCGAGTTCCTTGTTGCGGGCCTCGGATGCGGCGAGTTTGGAGCGTAGGCCTATGCACTCGTCCACCCTGCGAATAACAGACTCCAATGCTGCCGACTTGTAATCGGGACGCATCTCTCTGGCCTTTTCCGCAGACTCGGGCGTGTCGCTCATTGCAACGACATCACACGCAACTATCCGCATCAATTCGGTTTCTAGTTGACCCTTCGCCTCCTCCAACTCTTTGCGCGTGTTGGCGAGTTCGAGTTCTAGGGACTCGGCAAATTCTTTTGCTTGGCCTAGTCCCGTAATCCGAAATTCTGGCTTTGTGTCTAGTGAAAAAGCTTTCTGTGTTCTCGGTGTGCTGCTCATTTCTTTTCTCCGTATTTCTGTTGGTATTCGGCGTGTTTCTCGGTAATCCATTCGGCGGCAACTTCGCTCATGGGCAAATTGCTCATCAAGCGTTTTAGCCACTCTCCAAAAGTCGGCACCTGCGGGACGAACTTGGCGATGGGGTGGAAGTGGGTTGCCAATGGCGTCTTGGAAATGTTTTCCAGCTTTACTTGTTGAGCACATACCAAGTTGGCTACCTTCACAAGCAACCATCCGTTGTCGGCATCCTGCGCCGTAGGCTTGCGATCTTCCAGCGACACCCAGCCCAGTGTTACGGGGCGAAGTCGGATGTTTAGCAACCCCTTGCTCACGATGATGTCACCGGGCGACTCTTGGCCGTGAAGGTCCACACGTTGGTAGTATTTGCTCATTTGCACTCCTCCAATGATGTTTTCGGCTCAACCAGAGCGGTGTCGCAATACACCATTGCGTCAGGCCGGAATGCGACCTTGTGGGCTACCAACGCAGCATGCGAGAGA